AAACACTTTCGAGCAGTGCAGGTCGAAAGTAATGGCATTCCTGTTACTGTGGTGCCCGAGGGAGTGACACTGGTATGCAGTCCCAAGTGTATGGAAAAAGAAGGTCGTGCAGTCAAGTATTTTGCTCCAAGCAAAACTATTTTGGATCGAGCAGACTGTTTGAAGTTTGTGATGAGCTCAGACCCTGACAGTCCATATAATAATATTCCCGAATGGGCTCATGAATGGAAGCGCAATAATCCAACCAAGGAAGTGTATTGTAGTCCCATGAATGTGTACAATAGTTTTCCGCAAAAGATCAAACTGTTGCGAGCAGAAAAAGGCACTATTACCATGGCAGAACGCAGTACAGTCGATGAAGTAATTAGTTTCTGGGAGCCGGGATTGTTGGATTTGGCCGCCAACCAAGCCAATCATGAATACACTGGCCGCTACTGTATTGAACATGGATTCAAATTGAACTTACAGATGCACTTGTATGCAAGTCTGGCATAATGCCGTCTGCTATGGTTACTTAAACGATAATTATGTATATAAGGAATATTCAAAATGTTTAATTTTTTCAAAAAGAAAAATGCAGATGATTCTGCAGCCAAACCCAAAAAAGAAAAAGCTATAGTCAAGACTGAAAAAGAGTTGGCCACTGAACGAAACGAGCCTTGGGTTCATATTGTCAGCGTGGAGCTGGATCCACAAAATATCGGCAACGGTGCATTTGAGCTGGACTGGAATGATAAGTTTGTTACCAATTTGGTGCGGGCTGGGTACAAAGGCAAAGACGATGCACAGATGGTAGACCAGTGGTTTCAAGATGTGTGTCGCAATGTGGTTATGGAAACATTCGAGCAACAAGAAGCCAATAACCCCAGATCCGTTGGTGCAGTCCAACGCAAAAATATAGGCGGGGGCCGCAGCGAAGTATCGTGATCCTTTATGTAAACGGTGATAGTCATAGTGCTGGTCATGATGCAGGTGGTCCAGCACACAGCTACGGCAAACATATTGCAGATTGGTTGAGTGCAAACTTTGTCTGCGATGCAAATGCAGGTTGTAGTAATGATTCTATTATTTCAAGAACGCTGGCTTATCTAGAAAACAACACACCCGACTATGTTATAATTGGATGGAGTACTTGGGAGCGAGAGACTTGGCGCCACGGTGATATCAGTTATAATATTACCGCTAGCGGCGCCGACACTGTACACCCAGAGCTGAGAGCTCAGTACAAGCAATGGGTTGTTGACAATGCGGCTCCTGAATTTCAGCATCGTAAAGAAGAAGAAAATCATACTAAAATTTGGCAGTTGCATCAATTATTAAAAAATAAAAATATTCCCCATTTATTTTTTAATTGCTACTCTCATTTTTATTATGTGACTACTCACAATAAACCCAGATACGATTGGGGCGACTATTATGTTGATCCTTATGATCGATGGAGCACTTATTATTTTTGGCTGGAACGCAAAGGTTATACTCCTGCCAATCCCGAGTTTTATCATTATGGCGCAGATGCACATATTGCATGGGCTGAATTTTTATTGCCTTATATTAAAAAATTATGATACTTTATGTAAACGGCGATGGGCACAGCGCTGCGGCCATGGCATCAACTGATTTCGTCGCAGCAGAAGATGATGTTGATTTATGGTACATGGGGCGGGCACCACATCCTGTAAATTTACAAAGATCCTATGGCGCATATATAGCCAGCGTGTTAAAAGCCAGACTATTAGTAGAAGCAGATGCCAATAATACTAATCAAGCGGTAATCGATCAAACTAAAAAATTTATAGAAAACAATCCGGTCAATGAACAAATTTTGGTCATAGCCGGGTTGCCAGTGTACGATAAACTGCAATTTGATGAGTTTGGTGCGTATTTCAAACAACGGAATATCAAACATATCTTGTATCCTGTCAGTGATTATATAGAGTGGCTAACCCTAAGACATCACACACCAAATGAATTTGGTTATTTTGATGAACTTGCGCACAAAGACTGGGCAGGTAATTTAATTAAACCGTTGACACGAATCATATAATATGCTATTATTACCATATGAGATACTTACTAGTTGATACTGCCAATACATTCTTTCGTGCTCGTCATGCAGCACATCGCCAATCCGACACTTGGGATAAGTTAGGGTTTGCTATTCATGTTACTTTAGGTAGTGTGAACAAAGCATGGCGAGATCAAAAAGCAGACCATGTGGTATTCTGTTTAGAAGGCCGCAGCTGGCGCAAGGATCATTACAAACCCTACAAAGCCAATCGTGCAGTGGCTCGTGCATCCCATACCGAAGCAGAAGCAGAGGAAGACAAATTGTTTTGGGAAACATTTGATGATCTCAAAACATATCTCACTGACAGCACCAATTGCACTGTTATTCAACATCCACAATTAGAAGCAGATGATTTGATTGCAGGATGGATACAAAGACATCCCACCGACGAACATATTATTGTCAGCAGTGACACTGATTTCTATCAATTATTGGCGGCAAATGTCAAGCAATACAATGGCATCAGTGACGAACTCCACACCTTAGATGGTATTTTCGATAAGAAGGGCAAACCTGTTGTAGACAAAAAGACAAAGGAACCCAAGAAGATTCCCAACCCCGATTGGATCTTATTTGAAAAATGTATGCGCGGCGACCCAACCGACAACATATTCAGTGCCTATCCCGGTGTTCGTACCAAAGGCAGCAAGAACAAAGTCGGTCTGGAAGAAGCCTATGCAGACCGAGACAAAAAAGGATTCGCTTGGAACAATCTCATGCTTCAGCGTTGGACCGATCACGAAGAAGTCGAACATCGAGTCCTGGACGACTATGAACGCAATCGAGTTTTAGTTGATCTCACTGCACAGCCCGACGAAATTAAAGCGCATATTGCAGCCACAATCGTTGCCGGATCTATGCCCAAGAACAAGCCCATGGTGGGCGCACATTTCTTGAAGCTGTGCGGCAAGTATGAACTTACTCGTCTCAGCGATCAGGCCAACAGCTTCAGCACTTTTCTCAGTGCCAGCTATCCGGAATAATCATGACTACGAAATTCTCACAGCAGGTCAGTCGTGTTAAAACTATTCGACGGGGTGATGCAGACTTCATGCTACGAGATGGCATTGTGAGCTGTCCTAGAGCTGGTTTCGAAATTAGCCAAAGTTGTCCCAAGGAATATCGACAGATTCTTATGCAGGCCATGTCTCATGGTTGGATCAAACCTGTGGCACATGTAATGGATTCGGAACTGATGTGGGATCGACTATCGGAGCAAAGTAATGAAACCGTTTCGTAATTGGTTAGAAGAACTGTGGCGACAAAACTGTGACGAGCATGACGGTTGGGGTGAAGCTCGTCTTAGTCTGTCCGAATATTTTTCCCGTTACAAATGGTGGTTGCGCCGCGAATATAGATTTCAACAAAGGAGTTCACAGTGATTTTAGTGATGATGTTTGTTTTAATCTTGCTACAGATTAAACATTGGTATATAGACTTTGTGAATCAAACGGAAGAAGAAGTCAAACACAAAGGAATTTACCTAGATTGGATTGGCATCAAGCACAGTGTCAAACACGGAGTCTCAACTTTTGTTATTCTGTGGGCAGTACTTGGTTGGGCAGAGACAGATCTGGCGTTTGCTTTGGCCACAGTGGATTTTTTACTGCACTATCATATTGATTGGTTCAAAATGAATTATGGAAATCGCGATATACGAACTCCACAGTTTTGGAATCATCTGGGACTGGATCAAATGGCGCATCAAATTGTATATATTATTATTGCTGGACTAACTGTATTATGAATGAACTAATTGCTCGACCTGTTATTAAAAACAAATTCTGGATTGTTGAAGAAGAAGGCAAAAAAATTGCCACAATCCAAGCCGTGGAGGATGGAGGATTTGTTTATGTGCAAGAGCAATCTAGACAGCGTTATCCAACTATTAAACTGTTGAGCAAGGAGCACAATGTTTCGTTTGATGTGGTTGTGTCTAAGAAAGAAAAGCCACAAACACAAGAACAAGAAGTCTATGGATATCCGGTCAGTAACCGAGCATGGAATTCCATGTGGGATGTCAAACATCAGTTTCCAGTGTATACCAAAACCAGCAAGAGCAAGAGTTATTACTGCGCCGGCTATTACATTATTAAATTCAACAACGGTTGGGTTAAAAGTTACTGTCCCAAGTTCATCACACTGAACCGTTATGAATTTCAAGGCCCGTACACCAACAAAGCAGACATGCAAGAACAATTGAGGTTGTCTAATGGAAAATAATCTCACCATGCATTTAAAGATGTTTAACGACAAAGTTAAACTGATGAATCAAAGCCAAAGCAAGCAACTGATCTTGAGTGCTCAAGAAGCCCGCAATTTGCATGCAGATTTGTTTGATTTGCTCAATCATTGTGCTACAATCAGTCAAAAACTGCAAGAAAAACGACAGGACGATGTGGTATCAGTGGGCATGGATGGCGGCAGCTTTTAAATAATCTACGCATATAAAGTAGATAAATACTATATAAATTATGAGTAGACCTAAACCCACCATATTAGTTGAACATGTCAACAAAGTAAGTTACAAGAGCGAACAGGTCTTGAGTAGCGAAGGTATCTGGGCGGTCTTTTTTGATGGGCAACCAATCAACTTGAAGTCCGGAAACATGCTGGTCAGTTATCCCGGACCCAAGTATAAGAAAACCAGTTTTTCAAATCCAGGTCACGCCATCAACTTGGCAAAGAAACTCAATACACTTTTCAAGTCCGAGCTATTCACTGTGGTGTTGCTTAAAAGTGGCGACAAAATCTTCCCTTAAACGATACTCGCAAAGTCAGCTCACGAAGATATTTGCTGAGCAACTTAAAACGCCTGCGGGTTCTTTAAGATTCATGTGGCACAATTTCACCGACGATACCAGTCTGAGATTCAGCATGACCGGATATCAATTTACTGTCAAAGAACTCAAACTCAAAACATACATGTTCGAACTTGAGCAACCACTGACCAATCGAAATCTTCTACAGTTGGAACGATTTTTTCCAGGTCCATATTATTACTGGGGTCGTACTAATAAATTTGTGGTATTTGACGAGCAAGATGCAGTGTGGCTGGAATTACAAGGCAGCGACCTTAAAACTTACTTAGAAAACCTACAAAGTAATACTTAGGTAGTACTTGCTCGAAATTCACCTATTTGCTATAATATACACATAAACAGCAAACAGGAGAGCCAAATGAGCAAATTTGAAGTTCGTTTTTTTCGTGGCAATGATACACCGTCCTCTAGCTGGATGGTGACTGAAGTGCTGTCAGACGACGGCGAAGGCAACCGTGTCAGCGATATCTACGCTGAATTTGACCCCACAGCCGATGGCTGGGAGCAGGCCCAGGAATTGGCCGATGCGTTGAATCGCGAAATCGAACAGGAAATCTACTCAGAATTCGGTTGACCAATATTCACCGAAATGTTATAATATACACTTAAACAGCAACAAGGAGTCTACTATGCAAGCAGTCGAAATGGCCCGAGCAATTATTTCTGGCACTTATTCCAATGATGAGCTCAACAACATTGCAGACGCTATCAGGTTTGCCCGTACCCAGCTCACTCGCCGTAATACCGGCACCTTTGTGATTGGTAGCCGTGTGGCATTTGTCAACACCAAAACCGGTGTGCGATTTACCGGCAAAGTCAACAAAGTCAAGCAGAAGTATGTGCTGGTGGATACCGATGTTGGCGTTCGCTACAATGTGCCAGCAGCCATGTTGGTGGCAGCATAATGGGTCTCGACATGTATGCTTATGTGGCCGACAAAGCCGGTCAGGAAGTCGATAGCCGAGAACTGGCCTACTGGCGCAAGCATCCTAACCTGCATGGCTGGATGGAACGACTTGCTGAATCTAAAAATGTAGAGTACGGCTCATTCAATGGTGTTGAACTAGAACTGACCTGGGCAGACATTGATGCACTGGAACAGGCAGTGACGCACAAGCAATTGCCAGCCACAACAGGATTCTTTTTTGGTAGCGATGCTGATGAACTATATTACGAAGATGATCTGGCATTTATTAAAAATGCACGAGCAGAATTGTTTCTAGGTTTAAAAGTGTTTTATAACTCAAGTTGGTAAGGTGTCAATCTATGTCTAATTTTATTACTCCAATTTTCGTCGTTGTTGGTTCTATTGCTTTCCTATTGGGCCTGAGCTTTCTACTGGCATGGCCTGTAATGCTACTGTGGAACGGTTGCTTGGTTGATGCAGTGACTGTGGTCAAACCAATTGGTTGGTTGCAGGCTTGGGGTATTACAATCCTGACAGGATTCCTGTTTAAAACCTCAGTGACTACAAAAAGCAAATAAACGGTTGACGATAATTACCAAAAGTGCTATAATATACACTTAAACAGCAACAAAAGGACAGCAAAATGAACCAAGTTATTACTACATCTACTGGCGGTACTGTTACTCCTGTGTTCAACAGGGAAGGTGTACAGACCGGACTGATCCACACTGCTCGTTCAGGCGCTTATTCAGGTCGCCTTGCAGAAACTAATACTAATGCAGTAGTTTTTGATGCTCCAAAACGCGGTCGTGGTCGCCCTAAAAAGACCAGTTAATTGATGACTGCGGGTCAAGATATGTTTGCACCTGTGGTATAAAAACAGCAGACAATAAATCCTTATTTTAGTATAATATATTTTTAACTGTAAAGGAACGCCATATGGCCAAGAATGAAAGTATTAGCGAGCACCGCACCGTAACCGCAGAAACTGGTCGCCGTGCAATTATCAAATGTTTTAAGAAACAGCGTCCTGCGTTTCTCTGGGGCCCTCCCGGCATTGGTAAATCCGAAGTGGTAGCCAGCATTGCTGACAGCATGGGCGGTGCAATGATTGACCTGCGCCTGGCACAGATGGAACCCACTGACCTCCGTGGTATTCCTTTCTATAACAAAGACTTGGGCAAGATGGATTGGGCCGCTCCTATCGATCTGCCGGACGAAGAGTTTGCCTCACAATATCCTGTGGTGGTTTTGTTCCTGGATGAAATGAACAGTGCCGCTCCAAGTATTCAAGCGGCTGCGTATCAGCTGATTTTGAACCGCCGCATTGGCAAATATCATCTACCCAAGAATGTGGTGGTCATTGCCGCAGGTAATCGCGAATCGGACAAAGGTGTTACCTATCGTATGCCTGCTCCGTTGGCTAACCGTTTCGTCCACTTGGAGATGCGAGTAGATCATTCCAGCTGGGAACAATGGGCCGTTACCAATCAAATCCATAAAGATGTGGTTGGTTACATTGGTTTTGCCAAACAAGATCTCTACGACTTTGACCCGCGTGGCTCGAGCCGTAGTTTTGCTACACCGCGCACTTGGACTTTTGTCAGTGAATTGTTGGAAGATGACGACTGCACAGACAGCGAGTTGACTGATTTGATCTCCGGTGCAGTGGGTGAAGGTGTTGCAGTTAAGTTTATGGCGCACCGTAAGATTGCAGGTCAACTGCCCCGCCCTGAAGATGTACTGAGTGGTCGAGTCACAGAGTTGAAGATTAAAGAAATCTCGGCCATGTACAGTATGGTGATTAGCCTGTGTTATGAACTCAAAGATCAGTCTGACAAAATTGGCGGCAAGCCCAATGCGGAATGGCACGGTATGGCCGATAACTTCTTCAAGTTTATGATGGATAATTTTACCACCGAGCTGACTGTTATGGGTGCGCGAGTGGCGCTGACTACTTACAATCTTCCGTTTGTGCCGGGCAAGTTGAAAAACTTCGATGACTTCCACAAGCGTTTTGGTAAGTACATTGTGGCTGCTTCGCAGAAGTAAGCAATAGAATAGAAAGGCGCAGTCTGCGCCTTTCTTTTATATACAGGAGTTGAATTATGAAAGAAGCGTTAATCAATTTGGATAGACTGCTGGCCAGTCACGACTGGTATTACGATTACTGTGATGACCACAGTGTCTGGACTCGCGGAACACGCGAACGGGACGCCATCAACGCAGAACAACGGCGTTTGATCTCCGAAGGTTTGGCCACTGCCGACGAACTAATTGTATTGGCCGACAAATATCGCCCCAAAGGTTAACATAAAACTCAAGTATTACTTTTAATTTGTTGACGATAAATCGCTGATGCAGTATAATATATGTATTAACAAGGAACAATGACATGGCTGCAAAACCCACTGGTACACAAAACCCCAAACAATCCGGCGGACGCCTTACTGAAAATACAGATCCAGCGTTGGACCGTACAGTGCGAGATAAACTGGTAACTGCACGAATTGGTCTGCTACTTCGCGCACCTTTTTTTGGTAATCTTGCTACTCGCTTGGAACTGATTAATGCGGACAGTTGGTTGCCCACTGCGGCCACAGACGGTCGTAAATTTTACTACAATACCGAATTTTGCAACAAACTCAAACCCAAAGAGTTGGAGTTTTTGTTTGGGCACGAAGTCTTGCACAATGTCTATGACCACATGGGTCGTAACGGCGAACGGGATCGTCGATTGTTTAACTGCGCCGCAGACTTTTGCGTCAACAGCGATTTAATTGAACAACGCATTGGTGACAAGATTACTCCTTGTTTGTATGATCCCAAGTACAAAGGTTGGAGTGCTGAAGAAGTCTACGACGATCTGTACGAAAAAGCAGACAAAATTGATATCCAGGAACTGATTGATCAGATGCTGGACGAGCACTTGGATGGTAAAGAAACTGATGACGGCGAAGATGGTGACGAAGTCGACGGCAGTGGCAAGGGTCGTCCTCGACTCAGCAAAGAAGAACGCGATGCTATCAAAGATGAAATCCGCGAAGCACTGCTACAGGCTGCACAGGCCACAGGCGCCGGCGACTTGCCTGCAGGTGTCAAGCGTCT